TGTGTTTAAGACTGGTGGTAATTTCCACAGCAGCATTGCCAAGTTAGTATTTAATTTACCTTGTGAGGCTGAAGACGTTGCAGAATTCTACCCTACACAAAGACAGGCAGCCAAGGCTGTTACGTTTGGCATTATGTATGGTGCTGGTGCAAATAAAATATCACAGCAAGTAACAGCCGACTCTGGTAAACGCTTTACCAAAACTCAAGCTCAGGAAGTTATTGATGATTACTTTAAGCAGTTCTTTAAATTAAAAGAATGGTTAGACAAGAGTAGTAAATTTATTATGGATAATGGATTCATATATGGAGCTACTGGTAGAAAGAGAAGATTACCGAATGTAAAGTCTGATAATCAAGGAATACAAAGTCATGAAGTAAGGTCTGGACTTAACTTCTTAGTGCAGTCTGTAGCTTCTGATATTAATTTATTAGGTGCTATTGATATGAATAAGCATATTAAAACTACTGGTATGAAGTCAAAAATCTTTGCACTAGTACACGATTCAATTCTGGCAGAAGTGCCTGAAGATGAAATAGATGCTTACTCAGAGAAGCTACAAGAATTTATACAACAAGATAGAGGATTTAGTATCCTAGGAACTCCTGTAGGTTGTGACTTTGATGTTGGTGATGACTACTCGTTTGGGAAGTTTGAAGCCAAGTATGATATATGATAAGATAAAATTCCCTATATTTGTATTACATACAGATGAGATAATGTTTGTAGATGGTATACTTTGGATAGAAAACCAAGTACTAGATGATACAAATATGAGAGGAGAAACTCTTGGATTAAGAAGATTACAAAGTCCTATGACTAGTATGTATCCTTTGAAATATATGATAAAGGATATTAGAGCGTACCTTGAGCATCAAGGTAAGTACTACATAGATACTACAGGTAGGTTTATTAGAAAAATTAAAACAATTAAAGCTGAACTAAAATATCATAAAATATTAAGAATGGAAAAGAAAGGAGTAGCAACTGTGCTATGGATAAAGGATTGTCCTTTTCCTTTCACTTTAGATAGACCCCTAGCCGCTAGTGAAGAATGGGCAGGGTTTCTTTATAGAGCAGGATTACCCTGGCTTCTATATGATACAGCAAATAAAAAGAAAAAGAACTCATGGAGAAAAATATGATAATAGTATTAGATGATATATTTATGGCTAATCAGCTAGATATATTTAGAGATAGAGTACTAAAGGGAAAGGAAGACTTTTTCTTGTATGGAGAGAAACACATTAATGATTTTATGTGTAGCAGAATACTTGAAAGAGCAAATAACTATATACCTCTAGAGAGTAGTGTAGGATATGAGTACTGGACTCAACAAAACACCAGGCCTGAGGGTAAGCACCAAGATAAAGATGAAAAAGCTTTTATGAGAGGGATAGAAAGATTCCCTATGTGTTCAATAGTTTTCTATCTAACAGTAGAAAACTTAAAAGACGGCAAATTAGTATTTGATAATGGAGTAGAAGTAACTCCAGTAGAGAACAGGTTAGTAATATTTAAAAAACAACTAGAGCACTTTGTGCAACCTTTTAAAGGTAGTAGAGTGTCTGTAGCAGTTAACCCTTGGGAGACAAAGTTATACAAATGAATTTATGGAGATTATGGGCAAAGTCCCTAGGAGAGAAGATAGGAAATGGAAGAGAAGCAGATGCTGTGGCTATTATGCGCAGTTGTATTGTGCTATTTAACGTTGTCACTTGTTGTTTTATTATCGCTGGTGTAATACATAACTGGTGAAAGCAGTCATAAGTGATAGAATATACCTAGAAGTATTACCCGCGCAACAGAAAAAAATTGATGATGAACTTACGTATGCCATACCTTCGTTCAAATTTGGTGACCCACCATTGATTATAAAAAATATGGCACTCATAAAGCAGGGACTAGTAGCAATACCGGTGGGCAGAATAGACCTAATCCCTGCTGACCACGAGGTTGTTGATAAGAGAACAACCAAGCCAGTAGACTTCCCCAAGTTTAGTTTGACATTAAGACCAAGCCAACAGTCAGTATATGACGAAATTGGTGACGGCGGCATAATTAACGCTTGGGTGAGTTGGGGTAAGACTTTTACAGGTCTTGCCATAGCTGAGAAACTTGGACAGAAAACATTAGTAGTTACACATACTTTAGCACTTCGTAAACAATGGGAAGATGAAGTAGAAAAAGTATTTGGTTTTAAGGCTGGAGTTATTGGCAGTGGAAGATTTGAACTTGATACTCCAATCGTAATTGGGAATATACAAAGTTTATACAGAAAGATACCAGAAATAAGACAAGAGTTTGGAACAATCATACTAGATGAAATGCACCACGTAAGTAGTAGGACATTTTCTAGAATTATAGATAAGAATTGTGCTAGACATAAGATAGGTTTGACAGGGACATTACAAAGAAAAGATGGTAGACACGTTGTGTTTAATGACTATTTTGGATTTAATGTCTTAAAACCCCTAAAGGAAAACTTTATGATGCCTAAAGTGCATATCTTACCACTAGATATACGCTTCATGGACGGAAATGGAATTCCTTGGGCAAATAGAATTAATGAGTTAGCTTACAACCCAGAGTACCAACATTCTGTGGCTATGGCGGCGGCATCATATGCTGCCAAAGGTCACAAAGTGTTAGTGGTATCTGATAGAGTAGACTTCCTTAGGAACTGCGCGGAACTCACTGGTGATAACGCAGTTTGTGTGACGGGAAAAGTCCATCACGAAGATAGAGCAGATATAATAGCACAGATTTTTGAAGACAAAGATGTACTGTATGGTACACAGTCTATATTCTCTGAGGGTATTTCTTTAAATATTCTAAGCTGTTTGATTCTTGCTACACCAGTAAACAATGACCCGTTACTTACACAGCTCATTGGAAGAATAATTAGGGACTATGAAGGAAAACAACAACCAATAGTTGTAGACATAAATTTAATTGGAAAAACGGCAAAGAGACAGGCTAGTTTACGACTAGGCTACTACCTTAAACAGGGTTATGAAATATCAACCCTGTAATGACCTCCGAAAAATATGTCTTGACATTGATTTCAAAATTTGTTATAATATATGATAAAATATAATTGGGAAAAGATAAAAAGTGAGACGAGTGGAGATTCCACTTCAATACTCACTATAGTTCATTTATTAACATATAAAAGAATCCCTGCTAGTAGGAAAGACAAGACCTATAAATACTTTGGAAAGAGTTTTGTAGGAGACAGTTTTTTGGTTAATCCAAAGCAACTACTTGTAGAGAGGAAAAATTATAGCAATAAAGAAGCTGCGGAATATATCGCAATAGCTTCATACCGAAATTATTTTAATTATATGCAGACAGGGCAAACAACACTAGAGTTGATGCATTTGCCCGTCAGCGAAAAACTAGTAAATCGCAACAGATTGCTTTGGATAGAGAATGGTCTAGTACACTTTCTATTTGAAGATAACGCTAAATGGAGAACATAAATGGCATTAAAATTTAATCAAGCACAAGGAAGTGCAAAAAAAGAAAGTATCAATCAGTACACATACAAAGAAGGAGACAACGTCTTCAGACTAGTAGGTGACATACTGCCTAGATACGTATATTGGATTAAAGGAGAAAACGGTAAAAATATTCCTATGGAATGTTTAGCTTTCGACAGAAATTCAGAAACATTTAACAACAAGGAAACAGACCACGTAAGGTCTTTCTTCCCTGACTTAAAATGTGGTTGGGCATACGCTATTCAAGCAATTGACCCAGCAGACGGCGTAGTTAAAGTCGTCAACCTTAAAAAGAAACTAATGGAACAAATCATGGTAGCCGCAGAAGATTTAGGCGACCCAACTGACCCTGAAACTGGGTGGGACGTTTGTTTTCAAAGAGTTAAAACTGGACCAATGGCTTTCAATGTAGAGTACAGACTTCAGGCACTAAAGTGCAAACCAAGACCTTTAACAGAAGCAGAGCAAACAGCTTGTGCAGAACTTCGTTCTATGGACGATGTGCTAACAAGACCTACAGCAGATGCTCAGTTAGAATTATTACAAAGAGTAACACAACCCGCTGATGGCGCAGAAGCACCTTCAGATGTTGACTCAGAATTCAACATTTCGTAAGAAATGATATTATTTACAGCAGACTGGCATATTAAGCTAGGTCAAAAAAACGTACCAATGGCATGGGCATGTTCTAGATACAAGTTGTTCTTCGAGGCTATTCATGAGCTAGAGAGTAATGAAGATATTAGTATGCACATTATAGGCGGTGACTTATTTGACAGAGTACCTTCCATGGATGAGCTTACACTTTACTTCGATTTTGTAAAAGATGTAACTATACCTACTATCATTTATGATGGTAACCATGAAGCTACTAAGAAGAATAAGACCTTCTTTAGTAATCTAAAGAGAGCTACGACTGATGTAAATCCTTTAGTTGAGATTATAGACGTATGGACAGAATTTCCATGGGGAACTATACTACCTTATGCAGACCTGCATAAAAAAGGTATGATAGAGTTATGTAATACCGACAAACCTTTGTTCACACATGTAAGGGGAGAAATCCCCCCTCATGTAACACCAGAAGTAGACTTGGAAAGATTCAAGGACTTTCCTGTAGTATACGCGGGTGACTTACATAGCCACTCCAATACGCAGAGAAATATTGTATATCCAGGCAGTCCTATGACTACATCTTTTCACCGAGAAGTAGTCAAAACGGGCTATATTCTAATTGAACCTAGTTTTAGTGAGGTTTGGACATGGCATGAATTTGACCTACCTCAATTAATAAGAAAGACAGTCGAGAGTGAAAATGAAATGATTGCAACAGACTTTCACCATACTATCTATGAGATAGAAGGTAATGTAGCTGACCTTGCAAAGATTAAAAACTCTGAACTGTTGGATAAGAAAGTTGTAAAAAGAAGTAGTGAAGCTACACTTAATCTAAAGAATTTAACAATGGAAGAAGAATTGGTAGAATATTTAAGTGCAATACTTAACTTAAATGACGATAAGATAAAATCAATCATGGGAGTGTTTAATGATTATTCTAAAAACGCTACGCTGGGATAATTGTTTCAGCTATGGGCAAAATAATACTCTTGACCTTAATGACAGTAACCTCACCCAACTTGTTGGGACAAACGGAATGGGTAAGTCTTCCATTCCGCTTATTATCGAGGAAGTCCTATTCAATAAGAATAGTAAAGGGATAAAGAAACAAGAGATACAAAATAGATTCGTCAATGACGGATACGCCATCAATCTAACCTTTCAGGTAGATGAAGACGATTACGAGATTGATGTTTCTCGTAAGGCATCAATAAAATGTAAACTGTATAAAAATGGAGATGATATTTCTTCTCATACTGCTACAAATACTTACAAGACAGTTCAAGAATTACTTGGGCTTGACTTTAAGACTTTCACGCAGCTCGTTTATCAGAATACAAATACATCATTACAGTTTTTAACTGCAACAGATACAAACAGGAAAAAGTTTCTAATTGATTTGTTAAAGCTAGAAGAGTATGTAGAGTTCTTTGAGATATTCAAGGAAGCATCAAGAGAACTTTCTTTTGAGCTGAATACCTTGACCTCTAGGTCTGATGTTATAGTAAAATGGTTAGAAGAAAATAAATTAGAGAGTGTAGACATACTTCCTATCTTAAATTTACCAAAACCATCGGAAAGTGATGAGAAGACTTTAAGGCAATTACAGAGCGACTTTGAAAAGATTTCGGAAAATAATAAAAAAATTATAGATAATAATTTTGTAAAGGAACAGTTAAACGAACTAGAAGCTTCAGGGCATCTAGAGTCAGTCGGAGAGGAGATATCCTTGACTGCTATGCTGCAGCAACAAGGAACCTTCGGTTCCAAGGTGGCTGAAGCTCAAGCACATTTGGATAAACTCTCGGAACTTGATGGACAGTGTCCTACTTGCGAAAGCGAAGTGGACGAAGAGAAAGTGAAAGAACTTAACACAATTTACTTGAATTCGAAAAAACTTGCACAAAACGAAACGGTTATACTGAAAGAAAAAATTGCGGAAGCGAAAGAACATAACAGGTTGGTGATAATTCAGAAAAACCAGCAAAGACAGTACGAAGATTACATTCGTGATTGGGACAGTAGTCTGCCTTCTACAATTTTAGATGGTGACGAAATCTCGACCTCGATTGACGAACTTTCTTCCAAGTTGAGAAACTTGCATAATGATATAGAAAGAATAAGTGCCGAGAATATGTTGGCGGAGCGCAACAATACTCGTGTATCAATTATACAAGAGCAATCGGAGGGTATGCAATCTCAACTCGAAGAAATCGTCGCAGCTTTAGTTAAGGTAGAAGAACAGTTTGCTCATCTAGAGATACTAAAGAAAGCCTTTAGTACAAATGGTTTACTCGCCTACAAAATCGAGAATCTTGTAAAGGATTTGGAAGATTTGACGAATGAGTACTTAGCCGAACTATCTGATGGTAGATTCAGCTTAGAGTTTGTTGTAACAAATGACAAACTTAACGTAGAGATAACGGATAATGCTAAAGTAGTTGATATACTTGCATTGTCTTCTGGTGAGCTTGCAAGAGTAAACACCGCAACACTACTAGCAATACGAAAACTTATGAGTAGTATTTCTAGTTCAAGGATTAATACACTCTTTCTTGATGAAATTATTAGTGTACTTGATGATGAAGGAAAAGAGAAGCTAGTAGAGATACTATTGGGTGAAGAATTAAATACTTACCTAGTATCACATGGTTGGACTCACCCATTAATTGCAAAGATAGAAGTAATAAAAGAAGAAAATATTAGTCGTTTGGAATAAACATGCAAAAGAAAGAAGGTGATACCTTTTGGTATCATGAGTGTCCGCACTCAAATAAACGAGTATATTTGCCGATAGGAATGAAGTGCCCTGACTGTGTCATGGAGAACATGGACTTTCTTGAAAGGTCAAAGATACAACAACAAGAATATTTAAATAACATAGAAGGAAACGATTAATTGGTAAACGCAAGACAAAAGGGTACGAAAGCCGAGAAGGAAGTAGCAGGAATACTAAAAAGACATACAGGATTAGAGTTTACTCAAACCCCTGGCAGTGGTAGTGGTAAAATTAAAGGTGACCTCTACGTTGAAGACAAATATAACCTATTCCTTATAGAAGTCAAACACTATAAGGATATGGGTTTTACTCACAAAATATTTACACAAAAGAGTAATAATTTAGTAGTGTGGTGGAATAAGGCTATAAAGCAGGCACAACAGATGCAGCAAGAGCCTATCATACTCATGAAACAGAATTACTCAAATTGGTTTGTAGTTACAACACGCAAACCTTTAGTAGAAAAAAGATATATGTACATAAGCTGGCTCGGTGCATATATAATGAACGCAGAAAAGTGGCTAGAAAACGAAAAATTGGAATTTACAAATGGCGATAAACTTCTCAAGCCTTGGGAACCAAGTACAGAATGGGAACTTACTGATAGTTGATGGTTTAAATGTAGCCTTTAGGTGGAAGCACTCTAGACAGCTCGAATATAAACACGACTACGTAAGGACTGTTGAAAGTCTAGCAAAATCTTATGACTGTGGAAACATAGTTGTATTGGCAGACGGTGGAAGTACCTACAGGAAAAGAATCTCTCCCGATTACAAAGCTAATCGGTCGGATAAGTATGCAGAGCAAACTGCACAAGAAAAAGCAGAGTTCGCTCAATTTATGGGCGAGTTCAAAAATGCCTTTACTCAATTAGAGAAAAGAGGACATTTAACAATAAGACAAGACGGACTAGAGGCTGATGATTTAGCCGCATGGATTGTCGGAAAGAAAGCAGAATTTGGTATAGGACAGA